GCGGCCGCTATCGAAATGTATATTAACGATCATATTGGTTTATTAAAAGATGGCACTTATGGTACCATGTATTTTAATGAAACGTTAAATGATTGGTCTAAATTTGACATAAATAAAAGGACAAAACATGATGCTTCTATAAGTTCAGGTTTAGCAATAATGGCTTGTAATAGGCATTTATACAAACCAAACCCTAATATTAAAAAAACACCTCTAAACCTTAGTATATCAAAATATAACAATAAAGGATTTCAATCAAAAATAATAACTAATAAAGTATGATAGATTCTAACATAAACTTTCCATCTCAAGCGGTAAGTGATTTAGAAAAGTTGTCCGAAGATTATGGACTTAAAGTAGCTAAAGCTATAAAAACTGAGTGGTTTTCTGGTATAACTTCTAGATTTGATGGCAATATAAATAATTATCATCATTTAAGATTATATGCAAGAGGAGAGCAACCTATACAAAAATATAAAAATGAATTATCTATAAATGGTGATTTATCTTATCTTAACCTTGATTGGAAACCTGTACCTATCATTCCTAAGTTCGTAGATATTGTTGTTAATGGGATGTCTCAAAGAAACTACGAAATAAAAGCGTTTTCTCAAGATCAATTTGGTGTTAGTAAAAGAACTGAATACATGGAATCTATATTGCAAGATATGCGTGCTAGAGCTTTCAATGATTTAGTAAAACAAACATTTGATATTGATTTATATAATAACCCTCCGGAAACTCTTCCAGATTCTGAAGAAGAATTAGCGTTACACATGCAACTTAATTACAAACAAGCTGTTGAACTAGCAGAAGAGCAAGCTATTAATACATTAATGGAAAATAGTGATTATGATTTAGTTAGAAGAAGATGTTTGTATGATTTAACCGTATTAGGGATATCAGCAACTAAAACAACTTTTGATTGGAACGATGGTGCTAAAGTAAAATACGTAGACCCAGCTAACTTAGTTTATTCTTATACTGAATCTCCTTATTTTGATGACATATACTATATTGGTGAAGTAAAAAACATACCAATAAACGAATTAGTAAAAGAATTTGAAGAATTAACTGAGCAAGATATTAAAGAGATATTAGACACATCTGGGCAAACAACACACAGGCAAGCTAATTACAGAACTGATCACGATAAAAATAAAGTGCAAGTATTGTATTTTAATTACAAAACACACATGAATAACGTGTACAAACTAAAAAAACTAGGAAGCGGCGCAGAAAAAGTAATAGAAAAAGACGATACTTTTAATCCACCTGTAGAAAATATGGAGGGAGATTTTAGTAGACTAGAAAGAGCTGTAGAATGTATATATGAAGGCGTATATATTATAGGTTCTGATAGACTACTTAGATGGAAAATGATGGATAACATGATGAGATCAGATTCTAATTTTGGCGTAGCTAAAATGAATTATCAAATAGTTGCACCTAGAATGTACAAAGGTAAAGTTGAGTCTCTTGTTAGTAGGATAACTGGTTTTGCTGATATGATTCAATTAACTCATTTAAAACTACAACAAGTAATGGCACGTATGGTACCAGATGGTGTTTACTTAGATGTTGATGGTTTAGCTGAAGTTGATTTAGGTAATGGCACTAACTACAATCCACAAGAAGCTCTAAACATGTTTTTTCAAACAGGTTCTATTATCGGTAGAAGTCTTACTTCTGAAGGAGACATGAATCCTGGTAAAGTACCTATACAACAAATAAACAACGGTGTTAATGGCGGTAAGTTACAAAGTTTAATTACTACGTATAACTATTATTTACAAATGATAAGAGATACAACTGGATTAAATGAAGCTAGAGATGGCACAACTCCAGATAAAAATGCTTTAGTAGGGGTTCAAAAACTAGCGGCCGCTAATTCAAATACAGCAACAAGGCACATATTAGAGTCTATGTTATATTTAACCGCAGAAGTTGCTGAGTGTTTATCTCTTAGAATATCTGACATAATAGAGTATTCACCAACTAAAGAAGCTTTTATAAATTCTATAGGAGCACACAATGTAGCTACATTAAAAGAAATGTCAGAATTGCATTTATATGATTTTGGTATATTTATAGAACTATTACCAGATGAGGAAGAAAAAGCTTTACTAGAAAATAATATACAAATAGCTCTTTCACAACAAACTATAGATTTAGACGATGCTATAGATTTAAGAGATATTAGAAATATAAAGTTAGCTAATCAACTACTTAAAGTTAAAAGAAAGAAGAAAATGGAGCGAGATCAAATAATGCAACAACAGAATATGCAAGCCCAGGCACAGGCTAACGCTCAAGCACAGCAAGCGGCAGCTCAAGCTGAAATGCAAAAAAATCAAGCTAAAACCGAAGGTGAAGCACAATTAGAACAAACAAGAAATCAATTAAAAACGCAATATTTACAAGCTGAGGTACAAGCTAAAAAAGAACTAATGCAATTTGAATTTGAGTTAAACTCTCAAACGCAAGGTAGTGAAAAAATAGAACAAATGAGAGCTGATAGTATTAAGGAAGACAGGAAAGATCAAAGAGTTGATAGGCAAGCCGCTCATCAAAAACAAATGATAGAGCAAAGAAAAGGGGGTGATTCACTTAAAAAATTCGAATCATCTGGTAATGATATACTTACGGGAGAGGCTGGTACTAATAGGTTTAATCCCAATATTTAATATTTTATAAAATTTTATTATGATAGAACTAAATGAAGAGGTTGTTGAAGAAACAACCGACTCTGTGGAAGAAATAACAGAGGATAATACAGAGCAACCTGTAGAAGAGGTTGTTGAAAAAACAATAGACGAGTCTAAATTTAAAAGTGCTGGAGATGACAGTGTTATTAAAATAGATTTAAGTAAACCTCCTTTAGAAAAAAATAAAGAGGTTGTAGAAAAAAAAGAAAACGTAGTTGAAGATATAGAACAAGTTGAAGAACAACCTATAATAGAAGAAATTACTGATGAAGTAAAAGAAAATATTGTAGAAGAAGTAAATGAAACTATAGATAATAACGAAATATCTTTACCAGAAAATGTACAAAAACTTGTAGATTTTATGGAAGAAACAGGTGGTGATATAAACGACTACGTAAAATTAAACAGAGACATTAAGGAAATGGATGACTCTGACGTATTAAATGAGTATTACAAAACAACTAAATCTCACTTAACTCCAGAAGAAAGATCTTTTTTAATGGAAGATAAGTTTGGTTTTGACGATACAGTAGACGATGAAAAAGAAATACGTAAAAAGAAAATAGCCCTTAAAGAGCAAGTTGCCGAGGCTAGAGCCCACTTAGACAGGCAAAAGTCTAAAT